CTATACAGGGGAAAAGATATGAGTAAAACTATGCAAGAGATGAAGGAGATGGGCGAGACAATCGCCCAACAATTTCATGATGGTGGGTTTACAGTAGGTGAGGGTACGTTCATACTGGCAATGGATTTAGCGATTGCGTTTGAACAACAAGGGCTGTCTCAGCACGAAGCGATTAATCGTTTCACTTCAGTAGTCAAAGATATTTATAACCAAGCAAAGGACAAATCAAAATGAATAGCGCATTAAGAAGACTGATGGGACTGCCATCAATAGCAGTATCTGAAATACTTTCGAGTTCTGAGCCTGATTCTATATCGGATATTAAGATAGGTGTAATCAACGCGTCAAACGGCAAAGTTTTAGAAATTGCTAAGTACAAACCTAGTAATCGTGGGCCTGATTGGACCAAAGAGTATTACATCGTACAGGCAGGACAAACTTTGGCTGAGGCCATTCAACAATACCTATTAGCGAATGGGTTGGAACGTTGATGTCAGAACAACTAAGACGTAAGGGTAGGGGCGCAGGTAAGAAGCCCGCTCTCACTTGTACAAGTATTCGGTTGAGCAAAGAGATAATGGATTATTTTTCTGAGCATCACCCGTTTACCAAGCAAGCCAAAATGAGAGAAATTCTTACTAACTATGTTAACAACCAAAAGGAGAGAGAAAATGGGATTACAAGCTAATTCTAGATCAGGTATCGTGCGTAAATTTGTAGCGGGTCACCCCACTATGACCTTAGCGGAAGTGGCTAAAGAGTTGGGCGAAACTTCTGATTTTGTATATCAAGTTATGTACAAAGCAAAGAAGCTGTTTAAGCCAGTCGAAACACCCAAGTCGGTAAAGTCTTTCGCTGAGTTGAACAAGCTCATCACTCATACACATTCTATTGTGCCGACAGAGATTGCTAAAGAATGGCAACCACCTGTGGGTGTGCTTGTAGAAACAAGTGAGGGTGTGAAGGGTGTACCTCAGACTGTACCCGTGGTTCATGAGCCAAGTGATATGGTCAATCACCCATCGCACTATAAAGTTGGCGGTATTGAAACGATTGACTTTATCGAAGCGAAGAAGCTGGACTACAACCTTGGCAATGCGGTGAAATACATAAGCCGTGCAGACCACAAGGGCAACCGAGTAGAAGACTTAAAGAAAGCTCGATGGTATATTGATCGTGCAATAGCATCAACATAAAAAATCTGACAAATGTCAGGAAAACCCTAGCCCACTTTTGTGGGCTTTTTTTCGTCCTAACTATTGACAAAGTCAAAAGTAGTGCTATATTACGTTATGGCACAAACACCCGAAGTCAAAGTTAAAAACAAAATCAAAGCAATGCTCAAGAAGTATGACGTATATTACGCCATGCCGATTGGGTCAGGCTACGGCAATGCGGGCGTGCCAGACTTTCTTTGTTGCGTCAATGGTAAGTTCATGGGTATTGAAGCCAAGGCTGGTAGCAACCAACCAACCGCACTTCAGTATAAAAACCTAGAGAACATTATCAAAGCACAGGGCTATGCGCTTGTCATTAACGAGAGCAACATAGATTTTCTAGAGGGTACGATAAAACTAATCAAGGGGGTATAGGGAAATGTCACCAATTGAAGAATTTAAAGAAGGTACGCTTGACGCATTGACCAAAATTTTTGAAGAGGTCTACAAATCACATTTACCCACCGAGTACCACATGAGGTCGAGATACGGCAAATACTCGATATACCGATGGGATTATGAGGATCGTAGAAGAATAAGTACAACCCTAGCCAGAGGGTTAAGAAAAGAAGAAGCACAAGGGATTATGAAACTTTTAAAAGGAATTAACAATGAGTGAAATATCAGCAGGTGTAGAAGCGTTAGTGAGCAGAATGAATACGAACCCCGAGGAGTTCTTTGATCCTAAGAAAGAAAGCGAATGGTCGTTTATTTATAGCGAGTCGTTCAGAGATGTGATGACTGAGCCAGAAAAAGCGGCTATACATACTGCGCTAAAGGCAGTGCGTCGCAAAGAGTTTGAAACCAAAGTGATGAAGACCATACTCAAGACCGATGCACAAAATGATTTGCATTTGCCTATGTCATCCCACCCACACATATTTAAAGAGGATCGTAGTGCAACAGGCTGGCATACGGCTAATAACTTGATGCTAGGTAATACTAGCGTTACTGAAGAAATGGCAAAAACATTAGAGGAACTACACAATGCAAAAAGAACAAACGCTTTCAAATGAGATCATGCCTAGCGTACAAGCGCTAGTTAACCGCATGGAGTCCAACCCCGATGATTTTTATACTGGTAAATTTAAACATACCTTAATAGATATAGAGGAGTTTGTATCAGGTCAACCTACTAGGTTGTTTTGGTTTCTGAATGATGCCGAGAAAGCGTTACTCACGGAATCTGCCAAAGAGCTTGTTCGAAAAAAATGGCATGAAACCGTCATGACCGACATATTTAAAGAGGATGTATCTAGAGAAGAAGAAAAGATGGCTTTAAGAAGCATGGTGCAAAAAGGTCTTCTTCAACCTGCTGGACATTGGACAGATCCAAGAGCGGTATATGGGCAACGCCTAGACCTGCAACATCACGAAGAGGAACCTGTTAGTTCAATAAGCCTAAACCCCGCTCAAGTGCATGTAGCCAAGAAGATGGGTATCAAGCTCGAAGACTACGCCAAGCAACTTACTAAGTTGATCCCAAAGAAAAGAAAAAAATGAATTTTTTAACCATAGACTTTGAAACATACTACTCGTCTGAGTTTAGTTTGACTAAGCTCACGACCGAGGAGTACATCAGAGATGAACTCTTTGAGGTTATTGGCGTAGCCGTAGCCGTAAACGATGGGGCGCCAACGTGGTTCTCTGGATCTTTCAACGAGTTGCACCAGTTCCTTGCCCAATACGATTGGGATAACTCCGTAGTCATAGCTCACAACGCTCAGTTCGACGGGGCGATTTTAAACTGGAGATTCGGGATTAAACCTAAGAAGTGGGCTTGCACTCTCAGTATGGGGCGGGCGCTCATCGGCACAGAGGTGGGAGGCAGTCTTAAAACATTAGCCGAGCATTATGGCGTTGGCGTCAAAGGCACAGAGGTTGAAGATGCGAAAGGATACCGACGTGCTAATTTCACCCCGCAACATCTAGCAACCTATGGTGAGTACTGCAAGAACGATGTAAAGCTCACGTGGGAGTTGTTCCTATTGATGCAGGGTCAGTTGCCAAAGCTCGAACATAACCTAATCGACTTAACCATACGGATGTTTACCGAGCCTGCGCTCTTGTTGGATAAATTATTCCTCACAGATTATTACATCACAGTTCAAAACGCTAGACGCCATACTATTGCTCAATACAACGAAGATGAGTTGATGAGCAACGATAAGTTTGCCGAAATACTTAAATCTTTCGGTGTCGTGCCCCCAACCAAAACTAGCAAAACGACTGGCAAAGAAACTTACGCATTCGCCAAGACCGACGAGGAATTTAAAGCATTACTTGAACACTCATCTCAATTTGTGCAAGCGGTTGTGGCAGCCAGATTGGGCGCTAAGTCTACGATAGAAGAAACAAGAACAAAAAGGTTTTTGGATATTGCGAATCGAGGTACGTTACCAGTCATGTTGCGTTATTATGCAGCTCACACAGGGCGTTGGGGTGGCGACGATAAGATTAACCTTCAGAACTTGCCAAGAACATCACTTCTTAAGGGTGCTATCTTAGCTCCACATGGTTACGTAGTGATTGATTCTGATTCATCTCAAATTGAAGCTCGTACTTTGGCATGGTTAGCTCAACAAAACGATTTAGTCGAGGCATTTGAAAATGGACAAGATGTATACAAGATCATGGCATCTGCTATCTACTCTAAGGGAGAAGCAGAAATCACGAAAGACGAAAGGTTCGTTGGTAAAACGACAATTCTCGGTGCGGGGTACGGCATGGGGGCAATTAAATTTAAAGCGCAACTTAAAACGTTTGGCGTGGAGATTGAGGAGGCTGAATCGAAAAGGATTATCACGACATATCGAGAGACGTACCCTAAGATTGTTGAGTTATGGAAAGAAGGGGCTTTAGCCTTAAAAGCCATCATGAATGATAAGCACACAAAACTTGGGATACTGGACGTAGAGGGTAAAAAGGGTGTCAAGTTACCCAACGGACTTTACATCAAGTACCCAAACCTGCGTGTGGTTCAGAACGAAGATAAAAGTGAATTGGTCTACGACACCAAGCGGGGTCGGCAGATGATAGCGACACGTATCTATGGTGGGAAAGTCATTGAGAACGTATGTCAGGCGTTAGCTCGTATTGTGATTGGCGAGCAGATGCTAATGATCGCTAAGAAATACAAAGTCGTCATGACTGTGCACGATGCGATTGCTTGTATCGCCCCGGAGCAGGAAGTTGAGACTGCTAAAGAATATGTTGAATTGTGTATGCGCCTGCGCCCCAACTGGGCTTCGGAGTTACCGCTCAACTGTGAATCCGGTTCGGGAAATAGCTATGGAGATTGCTGATGACTAACGAAGAAATACACAACATTTATTTGCACATGAGTGGCAAAGCAGAGGGGCTGGTTGAAGCGAATGGCACGGCTGACTTTCCTGTAATGTTTGCTAGAGCAATCCTTGAATACAACAAACAAAAACGCACATGGGTAGGATTGACAAAAATGGAACTTGTAAAGTGTGGAGTTTTTCCTTGGGGGAATTCGTATCAACTTTATCAAGCAATTGAATCCAAGCTGAAGGAGAAAAATGGATACTGAAGAAATCATTAAGATGGCTCATCAAACCAGTAAAGAATGGGCAAAAGAATATCCAACGCCAGAAGAAACGGCGCACCCAGTGCCTAAACGCTTTTTGGAAATCTTTGCCAAACTGGTAGCAGAAAAAGCAACGGCTGAACTTAGGGCTGATATAAAAATTAACCAAAAAAACTTGTTGCAAAAGTTAACAAGGGGACAAGAATGACTGACGAAGAAATTATTCAGAAGCTGGTTGACAATACGTGGTGGCCCTTTGACCAAGTGGACCCCAAATTGCTTGCGATAGCCGACAAAAGAGTTAAACAACAGAGTGTTAAAGAAATGGAGGATGCATTATTATGACTTGCGCATACATTGATCGCTATTGCTTTGAGAACGGATGCTCTTGCATGTATTATGGCGTGGATAAGAACGCCATCGAGATCTCTCAGCGAAATGAAGTTCTTGAAGAAGTTGCTAAAGAGTTTGACAAGATGAAGAATGGTGGCGATACCGCACATTCGTTTGCAATCTTTGTTAGGAACATGAAACGTTGAGAGTACTTTGGAAGTACATTAGAAAGGGCGAAGCGCATTACTCTTGGACTCGTTGGGACAAGGGTGATCGTTGGGGCTATTTTGAGGTTAGGTTTCCACCATCAGATGAGGACGAAGAATGAGTACAGTATGGTCATATAGTAGTTTGAAGACGTTTCAACAATGTCCTCGTAAGTATTACCACACCAAAGTTGCCAAGGATGTTGTCGAACCAGACACACCTGCGACTACGTACGGTAAAGCAGTGCATCTTGTTGCTGAAGAATACATAAAAGATGGCATACCTATACCGCAACGCTACATTTTTATTAAACCTTTGCTCGATGAGCTAAACAAGATTAAAGGAGAAAAACATTGCGAAGTTCGACTTGGCTTGACGAAAAATTTGGAAGCATGCGACTTCGATGCACCGAATGTATGGTGGCATGGGATAGCAGATTTGGTGGTTATCAATCCGAAGACAGGGGTGGCACACTCGGTGGATTACAAGACATCAAAGAATGCGAGATATGCGGACGTCAAGCAATTGGATCTTGTAGCCTGTGGGCTTTTTGCGAAATTCCCACAAGTAAAGAAGGTGAAGTCGGCGCTTCTATATGTCGTATCGAAGGAGTTCGTTAAGGCTACGCACGAACGTGAAATGGCTGAAAAATATATTGAGAAGTCTGCACAAGATGTAGAACGGATTGAGAAAGCGAAAGAAAGTGGAGTTTGGAATCCAAGCACAGGCCCTCTGTGCCGATTCTGTGCCGTGAAAACGTGCGAATATAACAGGAGTTGAAATGACTGACGAAGAAAGACAACAGGCAGAAGCCTACATAAAACTACAAGACGACGTGGAAGAGTTGGTTGGAGAAATCGCAAAAAAAAAGATTCGAGCTATTATCATGGAACCATCTTTTGTTAGCTACATTCTTGATTTGGTGGTAGACAATATTACAGAAGACCCAAGATCATATTTGGGTACGGCGATTGCCAACCATGTGCGACTATTGAACAAGGAGAATATTAAATGACTGAAGATAAAGAACAACAAGCGGCGGCTTATTTAAAACTGCAAGAAGACGTGAAACAACTGATAATTGACACCATATATAAAGAATTACAAAACTATGGGAGCCCCTTACATAACCATATTATCACCGCAGTGCTTGGCAGTTATTCGATAGAACAAAGAATTAAAGACGTTATCAAAAAACAAATGGAGAAATTTTAATGACTGCAATGACAAATCAAGAAACCGACACCGCACTATTGCTTGAAAACGAATTAAAGCGTAGAGTTAAGGAAGTTGTACGTGCTGAGTTAGCCCTAACTGTGGGTGACTTGGTCAAAAAAGAAATCAACAAAACTAAAGAATCCATGATGATGGAAATCACACTTGCCCTTGGTAAAGTGTTGCAACAGACTGATAAAGAAACTCGTAAACCTTTGTGGGAAACAACCCCAGAGGATATTGGCTTAACCAAAGAAGATATTGATAAACATCGTATCGAAAAGGAATTATGGAGAACCTAAATGCCCTACAAAAACCCTGCTGACCGCAACTATAAAAAAGAATACCAAGAGCAAAAGGCTCGTGGTGAAGGCCCCCGCCGACTTGAAAGAGAACGTGCTCGGGCGTTAGTTGACAAGAAGTTCCCTGACCGGAATAAGAACGGCAAAGCCGATATTAGAGAAGGCAAAGACGTTGCACACGTCAAAGCTCTCGACAAAGGAGGCTCAAACAAGAACGGCGTATTCATTGAAACGCCACATGGCAACCGAACATTCGACCGTGACTCCAAGCACAACTTAATCCGAGAGGTTAAAAAAGGCAAGGAGAAAGGGGAGAAAAAACTCAGCAAAGTGATTAGAGGAAAATGAAACTATCAGAGTATACGTGGCCCAGACCCCCGGGCTTCACACCATTTGAGCATCAGAAGACAACCGCAGAGTTTTTAATTAGTAAGAGAAAAGCATTTTGCTTTAACGAACAAGGTACAGGCAAAACTGCGTCTGTAATTTGGGCGGCTGATTATCTTATGACTCTCGGCGTAATTAGAAGAGTGTTAGTTGTGTGCCCTTTGTCGATCATGAAGTCGGCGTGGCAAAACGATTTGTTTAAGTTTGCAATGCACCGCACAGTAGCGATTGCCTATCATAACGATGCAAGCAAGCGAAAAGAAATTGTCAACAAGCACATGGCTGAGTTTGTCATCACAAACTTCGACGGACTATCCATCATCAAAGAACAAGTGATGGATGGTGGGTTTGATTTGATTGTGGTTGACGAAGCATCTGCGTACAAGAACGCGCAGACAGACCGATGGGCTACGCTCCGTGATGTAAACAAAGTGGTCAAAGGTTTGTGGATGCTGACAGGCACACCTGCGGCTCAATCCCCCGCCGACGCTTATGGATTGGCTAAGCTCATCAATCCCGATGGCGTGCCTCGGTTCTTCACGCACTTCAAAGATCTTGTGATGCAACAGGTTACACAATACAAGTGGAAACCAAGACCGACGGCGACCCACATCGTGCACAAAGCTCTGCAACCTGCAATCAGGTTTGAGAAACGTCAGTGTATTGATTTGCCTCCGTTGACCTTTGTTGATCGTGATGCGCCTCTTACACCGCAACAGGATAAGTATTACGCCAAGCTCAAGAAGGAGATGCTTATTGCCGCATCAGGTGAAGAAGTCTCCGCAGTTAACGCCGCATCAATGTTGACTAAACTACTCCAGATTTCTGGAGGGGCTGTGTATACGGATACTGGAGAAGTCATAGAGTTCGACATAACTCCGCGCTTGAAAGTTGTGCATGAGGTCATAGACGAGACATCAAATAAAGTCCTGGTGTTTGTACCGTATACCCATACGATAGAAATGCTACAGAAGTATTTAAACAAGCACCATGTTTCATGTGAAGTTATTAACGGCTCTGTGAATGTTAATAAACGTAATGAGATCGTACAGGAGTTTCAATCCAACGATAAAGTTAAAGTATTAATCATTCAACCCAAGGCCGCATCACACGGGCTAACCCTTACTGCCGCCGACACAATTATTTGGTACGCTCCATGCAACAGTGTAGAGACGTATCTACAAGCCAACGCCCGCATCGACAGGCCGGGCCAAGTCAACAACATGACAGTGGTACATATTACTGGAAGTTCAATTGAGTCTAGAGTCTATTGGCTTTTGCGTAATAATATCAACGTTCACACAGAAACAATAAATTTATTTAAAAAAGAGCTTGACATTAACATTTGACAGTGTATAGTGTTAAAAAAGAAAGGAACATATCATGGACGACACAGTTCAGAGCGAAGCTACCCCAGACGTACCCCTTGACCAATTAGCTGAAATCTATTTGAAGATGCGGGATAAACGTGCCCGACTTAAAAAAGAATGGGAAGAAACCGACAAGGGTATTGAGGAACAGATGGATGTTATTGAGGCGACGATGCTTAACAAGTGTGAGCAGATCAACGCCGACAGTATCAAAACAAAAAGCGGCACAATCATTCGTTCGATTAAGTCACGGTATTGGACGAGCGATTGGGATTCAATGTATAAGTTCATTAAAGAACATGATGCATTCGGCCTACTTGAGAAACGTATTGCGCAAACCAATACAAAGAATTTTCTCCAAGAGAATCCAGATTTACTACCAATGGGCTTGAACATTGATAGGGAATATACCGTGGTTGTTAGACGTACAAAGGAAAATTGAAATGACAGCATTAGTGTTGAACCAAGAACTCCCAGACTTTTTAGCGAATGCAGGTATTAGTGAACTCACTAAACAACTTGCAGGTAACGGCGGGGGTGTTAAACGTATTGTCCCTAAAAACGGCATCTTCCGCAAAGAAGTTGGCGGCAAAGAAATGGGCAAAGTTAAAGAGAAGATTAACGTCATCGTTATCAATGCGTCACTTCATGTAGGCCGCATCTATTATGCGCAAGCATGGTCACCAGATTCTGAACCTACAGCGCCTGAGTGCTTCTCAAACGATGGTAAATCCCCCGATGAAAAAGCAACCAACCCACAGTCTGACAAGTGCGATAATTGCAAACACAACATCAAAGGATCAGGCCAAGGTACATCTAAGTCTTGCCGCTACTCACGTAGGGTCGCAATAATGCTTGAAGAAGACTTCAACACTCCATCTGAGGGTGAAGTTTACCAAATGAACTTAGCATCTAAGTCTTTGTTTGGTGATAGCGTTGGTGAGAATACGCATACATTTGAGAACTACTCCAAATACTTAGCCAACAACGGCAGGAGTTTGGATTACGTTGTTACTCAGATTAGCTTCAACGAAGACAACGATAACCAATCTGTGTTGTTTACACCCATGGGCTTCATCAACAAGCATCAGTATGAAATCTCTAGCGCTAAAGCTAAAGAACCGTTTGTGCAGAAGATGGTTGTTATGACTGCGTACCAAGCCGACATGTCTGGTCGTACACCTAAGATCGAAGCGCCTAAAGCTGCACCAAAAGTGGAAGTCGAAGCAGTTGAAGAACCTAAGAAACGTCCAAGTGCAACAAAGGATGAAGCCCCCAAAGCTAAACCCGACTTGGATTCCGTTGTAAAAGCATGGAGCGAAGAGGATTAATATGAGTCACGGATACAGCCAAGAATTAGTAAAAGCAAACAAGAAGGCGTCCAGCCTTCGTAAGTTGCAACTTGGCGTATCTTTGGGGAAACATTGTATTGAGGCAGGTGTTCCAGTTTCGGAGGTAGCCCTAGAGCTCAACGTGAGCAGGGCTACTATCTACAATTGGTTTAAAGGCACATCGCAGCCTTACCAATATCAGCATCTACGCATCAAAGATTACATTGAATTCTTGAGGAAACGCAAACAAAATGTTCGACCTATTAGACACCGTTCTACCCACTGAGGGTAGGTATTGTGTACTTGGGCTTGGTGGTAAATTTCCTGACCAAAGATTTGTAGATACTAGAGAAGAAGTTGAAGAGATAACGAAACAATTTGTAGAGAACAAAGTCGATGCATATTATGGATGCGCTAAGTTTGGACCAGCCAACAACCGCACGCATGAGAATGCTGTTTACTTTAGGGCTTTATGGGTGGATATTGATTGTGGCCCAAAGAAGGGGATACCCGACGAAGACGGCATAGTCAAGGGTTATCTGACCCAAGAGATTGGGTTGGTTGAACTTCAAAAGTTCTGCATGACGGTCGGCTTACCAAAGCCGGTACTCATCAACTCAGGCAACGGCATTCATGCCTATTGGTTGCTTGATAAAACTATAGAGCGCAGGGATTGGCAACCATTGTCACACCGACTGCGTGATCTAAGCCAAGAGCATGGACTCATCGTTGATGCGTCAGTGTTCGAAGCATCTCGCGTGTTACGAATTCCGGGTACGTTCAACTTTAAAGCCGAGCCTCTTGAGGTTATGGTTATAAATGAGAAGTCAAAACGGATGACTTACGAGCAGGTCAAAGAAATTCTCGGTGCTCCTGATCCCGAGGATGAAGTACCTGAGTTTGCTCGTAAGATGAGCCCCATGATGGAGGCTATGATTGGTAATAAACTTAAACGGTTTAAGACCATCATGATTAAAGCTGAGTGCAATCAGCTTATACATTGCTATGAAAATCAAAATAGCATTGAGGAACCATTGTGGCGTTCAGCCTTATCTATCACAGCGTTTTGTGTAGATAAAGATTGGGCATCTCATAAGATGTCCAACAAGCACGAAGGCTATGACCCAGCCGAAGTGGATAAAAAAGTTGACTACATCGTCAAAACAGGTGGCCCCCACTCATGTGCACAGTTCGAGAAACTTAATCCGACTGGATGCGATGAGTGTGTGCACAAAGGAAAAATCAAATCACCGATTGTTTTGGGTATTGAGATAGCCGAAGCAACCAAAGAGGACAACGAAGTTGTCGTCAAAGACAAAGTCATCAAGATACCAGAGTATCCGTTCCCGTACTTCAGGGGCAAGAACGGCGGCATCTATAAGAAGAATGAAGAAGAGGACCCAGATTTAGTTTATGAGCACGATTTTTATGTGGTCAAACGAATGAGCGACACTGCGTTAGGTGAGATTGCGTTGTTTCGTCTACACCTGCCGCATGATGGCGTTCGAGAATTCACGATACCGACGAGTGTTATATCGTCAAAGGATGAGCTACGCAAACAGTTAGCTCAACAAGGGGTTGTTACGCATGCTAAAGAATACGAGCTACTCGCTCGTTATGTTGTAACGGTTATTAAGAATATGCAATTTCAAAGAAAGGCAGAGATCATGAGAAATCAATTTGGTTGGTGCGACAATAACAGTCGATTCATTATGGGTGATAAAGAAATAACAAAGGATGGTGTGTTTTACAGCCCGCCATCTTCTGCAACCAAGGCAATGGTCCCCCATATACACCCCAAAGGTACGCTTGAAAAATGGAAAGAAGTGTTTAACATGTACGCCAGACCGGGGCTTGAGGCAAATGCGTTTGCCGCATTGGTGGGTTTTGCTTCCCCCATATTCAAGTTCACAGGTTTAAATGGCGCAATAGTGAACGTAATCTACAAGCACGGTGGGTCTGGTAAAACAACTACCCTTAACATGGCGGCTAGCATATGGGGCAACCCCCGAAGTTTGGTATCTACGCCTAAAGACACGATCAATGCTAAGATGATTAAGTTGGGCATTCTGTGTCATATGCCTAATCTAGTTGACGAGATCACAAACATGACCGCCGACACTTTTTCTAACTATGCGTACAGTACGTCAGGCGGCAAAGATAAAGACAGAGCCTCAGCGCATACAAATACACTTAGACCTAACGATGTAACTTGGGCCTGCATGACTTTATGCTCAGCCAACTCTAGCTTCTACGAGAAGATGAGTTCATTTAAAAGCGCAGCGAACGCCGAACAGTTGCGGTTGCTTGAGTATGAAATCCAGCCAAGCGATGCTATTAGCGTTTCCGAAGGCAAGCAAATGTTTGACCACCAGTTATTTGAGAATTACGGACACGCTGGCGAGATTTTTATACAATACTGCGTTAACAATCTTGAGTACATCAAGGATGATTTACTCAAAAAAACCCAAGCTAGGTTAGACAAGGATGTGCAGTTCACATCAGCCGAGAGGTTTTGGTCTGCGCAGTGTGCATGTATTATTTCCGCAGGGTTAATTGCCAAGCATCTAGGGCTATGCGACTTTGATATGGCAGCTATTTACAAGTGGTGCGTAAAAACCCTTAAGAGTATTAAGGAAGACGTAAAGCCCCCACAAGATTTACCCACAGCCCCACTGGGTGAGTTTATTAATGCCCACGTTGCTAACAACATGCTCGTAGTAAATGGCGTAGTTGACGCACGAAGCGGTTTAAATTCTTTGCCGCTCAGGGAACCAAGGGGTGAATTGCTCGTACGCTACGAGCCAGATACTAAAGAACTGTATATTGCCGCAAAACCATTTAAAGACTTCTGCGTCAAAAACCAATACAACTACAAGAATATCCTTAAAGAAATGACCGATGCCGAGGTGTTTGTAGAGGGTATTAATAAGCGCATGTCCAAAGGCATGGCAGTTGTGTCGCCCCCAATCCGTGCTTTAAAGTTTAATTTAAATAAGTCTGATTTGATTAACTTGGATGTGATCGTTAACAATGAAGATAGAGTCGGTGAATTACAACATTAATTGGTCTAAGTTTAGGGTGGGTTATTCTTTTTTTGTACCCTGCATTGACCATGTGGGCGCTAAAAAAAGCGTAGCCCAAACCATGAAACGGTTGAAGATTGATTATGTTACAAAAGTAGTAATTGAAGAGGGGGTGAAAGGCTTGCGAATCTGGAGGGTCTGAGTTATACTAACCTTGGATTTTTTGCAAGTTGTTCCTTTCCTCTCTTATTTTAGCCCCGCTGGTCGGGGCTATTTTTTACCTATTGCGCCGGCGGCGTTTGATATTGCCTTAGCGGATCAGGCATCGGTTGGGGTGCTGCTTCATCCCCCATCAACAATGAATCTGTTAAAGATAGAAGTGTGGGTCTGTCAATAAACCTAGGTAAATTTAAACCCAAACCAGCACCATGCGTTGCAAGTTCGCCATAATTATTTAAATCGTACACATCTGCGTGCTCAAATAAATCAGCTCTGTTTACTCTACCCCAGTCACCCGAGTTTAAAAAGTCTGCAATGTACGGTTTATATTTTTGTACATAGTCGGGATCTTTTTCAATTCTACCCTCAGATATAGAACCTTCCCAACTGTTGCTTGGCGGTTTTATTTCAGTAACATTTGGAGGTCTTGGCCCAAATGCTTTGTTCATTTCTTCATTAAGTTGTTGAGAATCGGAAATAATACCATCAGTTACTTTGTTTAATATCTCCTCAGCTTTTGGTTCCCCCAAACGGCTAAGTAAATCATCTTGCTCCCAAGGGTATGCTGTTGTTTGAATTTGTAAATGGGCTTTACCTTTTGGGTCAACCAATGCATAAAGCTGGCGTCCTTGAGCAGAATTACCGTAATGCTTAGCATTACCTTCTTCCTTTGTACACCATCCACCGCTCACGCCAATATTTTTGCAAAATTTCATATTTGTATCAGATTCATTTGGGTCAGGCAAAGCAATCCATTTATGCCCGTTATCGTATTGTTTTACGGGCGAAGCATCTAAAACTTGTTTTAATGCGTCCTGCTTTTGTTGTTCTTCTAGTTTACGATCTCTTTCTTGCGCTTCGAAAGTTTTACGCACCGCTTGTGGTACTGAAATATTTTTTAAATTTTCAGGTGCAACTGTTCCGTTATGCAACTGTTCTCGAAGTGTATCAACCACATGGTCAAAATCAAGCCTGTTGAATAAATTTGTGTTCAGCATAAAAAACCGACTGTCGTCTGGTCTATCTTTCATCCAAGGATTATCTTGGTATGTATAAGCTCTTTGCCGATCCCCTCTTATCATGGGTGCATTTGGGTTGGAGTTAGCTACTGCGGCAGCATCTTCTAATTCTTTTTTAGTCACCGGTATAAGCATATCGTCGGTTATATTTTCCCAACGTTTACCTAAAGCAGTAGTAGCGTAACCTTCTTTTGGCAGCCCGCTTATTTTTCTTCTCGCTTCTGTCATATATGACATTGGGTGGGTTAACCCAAAAGCCGCATCAGTGTGCAATACGCCTTGATCCGCTAATTTACGAACGGGATCATCTGGTGTACCCATTTCGTTTTTAACATAGTTATATAAATTTTTTTTCACCCAATTTGAAAGTGCTTCATATTTAGGGATATTGTTTATGTGTTCTTCCATATCCCTTATATGGTGCATCAATTCTTGTTCTCTTTCAGGGTCTATTTCAGCGCTATTCCATTGTTCTTGTAGTTGTTGTTTAGCATTATTTTTTCCCCTTTCTAACATGGGTAAATCTTCTTTACTATAAGGTGGCAAATTGTTTTCAAGAGCTTTTTCAATTGTTCCAACGGGTTGATTAATACCTGGTACAAAAGCAGGTGTAGGCTTTGGTTGCACAAAGTTAGAAACATTTGGCCTCATTGCACCAACAAAACCAATATGACTAGGGTTAAACGCCGCTGCAACTTGTTCGGGTGTTGTTTTGCTAACGTTTTCTTTTAAAGTTTCCCAATACGCACGTGGATCAGTTACAAGTTGTTTCCAACCTTTAACAGTATCTGCTGTACTTTTAATTGCGCCTTGAACATTTTGGTTCCACTCCTGTACCGGGTCCCAAGGTTGTTTGCTTTGTTCTTTAAGCTCATTAATTTTTTGCTGAAGAATCTCATGCGCTGTTGGATATTTGTTAGTTGACCCACCTTCGTCAAAACGCCTAACCAAACCACCCCCAGCAAAACTCTGTACTGAACCGCCGCCAGCTTTTTTAACTTCTCTTTCGGCTTTAAGTTGTTCAGATATTTGTGCAGCTAACATAGCGTTCTTTTGGTTCAAAGCAATACCAGCATTCTCTGTTCTATTTGCTTTATCCTCCATGGCTTTGTTGAGCAGGTCGTTAATCTCTTGCTCTTCGTACCCATGCGTCGGATTCTTTTGACTCCACTCTCCAGCTTCTGTAATTGCATCTTGGAATCTTTGACCCCATCTTTGTCTTTCTGCGTCGGACAAGTTGTAATCGTTTGACTTTATAAACGTGTTCTTGAGCTTGGCGCTAATGTTAGCCCTTTCCATGCCCACGCGTCTTTCTACGGCAGTTGTTTCAAAAGCTTTGTTTTGCTGATTAGTAACTACGTCAGGTCTAAATCCAATTGCCTGCCCAGCCATTACGCTTGTAGGTACGTTACCTTTTTCGTAACCAGGAATTTGATCGCCTTGACTGGTTGTTAAACCACGCTCACGAATTCTTTCAGTAGATGCAAGACCAGCCAAAGAACCCGGTGCCAATTGCTCTACAGCCTTTTGGTAATCGCCATCGAGGAATGATTTAAACCCGCGATAGTAGCTCAGTGCTGCGTTGGGTCCTGCGCCGCCAAGTGCCAATGCCCAGTTCCACAATGTTGCGTTGTCGTTACCCCCCGGTGCTGGCTCTTTAAACCACATGTCGTTTAAAGATATGCGGCTAGATACATCAGACCCAGTTAAATAGTTAATTGGTCCACGTTCTACAAGTTTAGCCAAACCTGTATCACCAAGAAGCTCTGGCATATAAACTTCACGGAACCAAAGCACCGCGTCTTTGTCCCGCATATCTTCAGGCGCGTCTGGGTCTCTGTCGGCAAAGTGTCTCATCGCTGCGCTAACAGCGGTCACAACCAAACCAAATGCTGGCAACGCTGCGTATCCGCCTACAACCAAATGCGTAAGCAACGTACCAAAGAACTTTTTAGCAGCCGCTTGTTTTTCAACCCTTGAGTTTGTCAACGACAGCATCTTAAGCCCGTTGCCCAAAAGAATTTTAGTGGTAACGTATGGGAAAAACTTGTAGAGCAAAGTAAATTTACCTACAGGACCACGGAAAATCATGGGGCGGCTATATGTTGAGTAGTTACCAAAGGTCTCAAATGTTTCTGAGATAGCTTGATTGATAGCCGCTTGCTGGCGTTCTTTAAATGGCATCTTGGTGGTCGCCAAGTCTTTCATGCTAAGTCTGTACGCAGCCATAAATATAACTTCGCGTGACAAACGTTCTGTGTGGTGCATCATTCCACCAAACAATACATTCTTACCGACAGTCTTTGCAGTCTGCCAACCTTTAGAATCCACGTTTACGTTACCTTTATTACTGAAGTTGTATACGGAGTTAGCAACAGTATCTCTAGTTACACCCGCATCTTCCATAGCTCTAACTGCTTCTCTTTCGTCAGCAGTCAACCCTTCAGCAAACGCAATACTTGGCGCGCGATAACGCTTGGTTCCATCGGGTAGAGTTTCTATAACCCCCAATTGGTTCCACACTTTTAACATTTTAGATACTTCAGCAGTAGCAGCCGCAGTACTGTGGTTACCCGCAAGTATGGGTATACCCTTTAAGAATATATCAGCAGGTTGAATAATTGCCGACGACCAGCTAGTAAGAGAGTGCAGGAACGAAGGGCGCACAATCAAGTTGTTAACAAACCATTCCCCAGCTTTTTGTAGTCGGTCTGCTGGCACAGGAGCAACCATCTCGCTAACAAACTCAGCCATGCGGTCTACGAACGGGGTGTACTGTTCGTTTCCTTTGAGTTGTCTGTAAGCTCTTTCCAGCTCTCTACGCATGGGGTTTGCATACTCTAACCTGGCGAACTGTGACGATGCCTTTACTGAGTGAGATGCAAGGATACGAACCAAATCGCTGGAGAATCCAGGATAGCCTTCACGATGCAGGAATAATTTACGAACGCTTTGCTCGGGCATTGCCTGCAAGTAGGCTTGATAAGCCATGTCTTTCAAACGACCTTTGGTCAACTCATCCGACTTAGAGTTATTGATGCCGTCGTAAATAGTTTTGAGCAGCTTGCTGGTGCCTTCAATAGTACCCCGCATCTTTGCGCCGCCTGTGTCGTTTACAAGTGAAACTTTTTCAGAATTGATTAACGCTTCTGGCGTTGTGTTTTGTTTTTTGGCGTATTCATTAAGCGCACGCTTACGTTCCTTGCTGCTTTCAAACCGCAAAGCAACTCTATCTTTACCTTTGCCAAGGTTAAGAACGTAGTCACCAAAACGCATCAATGGGAAATAGGGGTCGATTACATCACTGCTTTCGTACGCTTCTCTAAAACCCTTAAGTAGTTTTTGACGATCTTCACCTTCAAGGTCGAGGTCGTTTAAAGATCTTTCCAGCAACTCTTGTTTGTAGTTGTTTAGATCTTTGTAGTACTGATAAAGCCTTTTGTACGCAGCCTGCCCATCAGGTCCGAGCTGTTTAAACTTCTCGTCGTACACCTTAGCTTTAGGAGTGCCCTTCTCTTTTGGGTTCAAAGGGTTGTACTTATCAAACGTCGTTGCGTTAACAAAGTCTTCAAACGGTTTCTTGAGGCTTGGGTTCTCTCTATAGAACGTCTGCAAAGCGTCGATCTCGTTTGCCGCATTGCTCAGCATCCTCTGCGTAGTGCCGTTCATCAACTGCATATTTTTATAAATATCTTGCAGCGCACTGATTTGCAGATTGGGACCGCTTCTAGCTAAGCCGTCGGCATCATAGAAAGAAGACAAAAAGTCATTGAGCTTCTCGTTACCGCTGCTAAGGATTAAATTTATCTCGCCCCAAAGATTATTGGGGTGGCGAACTTGTTGTAGAACAGAAACGGCTTTACCTAACTCATTACCCTCACGGCTAGTTTGAACTGCTTTAAGTCCTTCGGTTGTAACCGCTTGGATTTTTTTAGCTTCAGTTACTGCTTCGCTACGTTTAGCTGAAGGGCTAGGTGCTTTTACTACCCCACGATTAATCTCATTAATTACATCATCGTAATGTTCTTTTAAAGCCTCTACGTGCTTAGCTGCAAGCTGAGCCCTTTGCGCAATAGCTTGGCCTTTGGGCA